TTATTTATTAATACTTTTGTATTTAATTATAAAAGAGGTTATTATATGTTAGGAGTTTTAGTTTGGATAGTAGTGATTCTTCTGATCTGCTTTAGTGTTACTGGGTGGCATTGGATTATATTTTATGTAGTCATACTACCATTTTCAACATTGCTATTTTTCTTCTATGTCGATTTTCCCGAAAATCGTTTTAATATAAAAAGATTCAAGAATGACATAAAATATTTATTAAATAAATTACATAAGAAATGAAAAAAAATATATTATTCTTTTTGCTTTATACTATTATGTGTTTTACTTCCTATTCGCAGAACAAACAGATTAGTTATTCATCTGTAAATGGGCTTGTAACTTACGACAATGGTTCAGGTACGAAAGCCGATATTGGTGCAAAATTATATATTATACCATGTAAATATTTCAAACAAGATATAGAATTAAAAAATGACTCTATACAAATGGGGTATGAATCTTTGTTACAATACATCAAATGGAAAGAACTTGTTGGGCAAGAACAAGCAATAGCCAAATTAAAAGAATATGACTTTTACATTTCCGCTGAAGAACAAATTAGGAGAGAAGGTGAATTAGCTATATGTTTGGTTGATATTCTCAAATCAAATAAAGTAAAATATAGTTGTACGATTGACAATACGGGAAAATATAAAACTACAATCCCTTATGGTAATTATTATTTTATATTTAAATCCGCAAATAAAAGCGTAGATAAGTCTATACTTAATGGTCGTGGAACATATAATATTTATAAAATCAAATTATATTCTAAATATAAAGATATTAGTACGTCTTTTAACGCTGACTACCATTAAATATTGAGCTAACATAATCTGGCTAATGTTTTCGCGTATAAATTATAATTAGGCTGGCTTCAAAGTCAGCCCAGTTTATTTGTTATGTATTGAAAAGAATCGCAAGTTGGCTTTCATTGTTATTTCCAACTATACCGCCGCTAAAGATTTGAATTTATTTAGAAAATACACCTGACCTTTCCCGGTCACACAGCACGTATGTTTTATAAATGTAGGATTACCGCCCTGCATTATAGCATTCTCCGTCACAAAGAAAAGTTTCATTTCCGCAGCTCTTTGTGTAGGAGTGTAATCAAATAGATATTTATTCTTTGACCTGCTCCATCGCTTATGACGAATAAGATATTTATTTTCCACAAGCCAATCATACAACCGATATTCTCCAATGGTATATCCGTTTTGGGTTATCAGTTTGGCAAGGTCACGGACAAGAATATTGGTAGAAGCATTCTTTACGCATTCTGTAAAAACCACGGCAGGTTTTGTTTCCTCTATGATAGCCTGCTTTTCCTCTTCCTTTTTCTGTACTTCCAAAGCCAATCGTTCTTTTTCCTCTTCGGCTTGAAGAACCATCAAAGCAAGGTCTTTACGGGAAAGTTCACGCTTGTTTTCTTCAAGTTCTTCCCAACGATTAATAATTTTGGCTCGTAAGTTTGCATCATAACCACTTGCGAGAAGCAAGCAGTCTTTTTTAGTGAGAAGATAATAAGGGTCTTTTCTTTCTGCGTTATTCCCTAACTTTGTGATTTTGAACATCAATTCAAAATTGAATTTATGTTTTTCTTCCAGTTGTTCAAGGATATTGCGAATATCTCGCATTACATTTGAATGAGTTTTGCCCGTAATTTCTGCAATCTGTAAAGAGGTCATTGTTCTTTTTTTACCTTTTCCCTCATCAATAGGTATTAACTGATTAAAATTTTCCATATCTTTGCACTATAAAGTTAATGTTTTCCCCATCAGCGGCTCGGACATCTCCGCTTTTGGGGAATTATTTTGTCCGATCTTGTAGTAGGCAGGGAATCGAACCCCAATACGCCGTTACTCGTACCTACTGAACCCTCCTTAATATAATAGTCACGCTTGACATAATAGTAAAGAGAAAGGGCAAATCCCGATGAAGCCTAATGTGGTTGTCTGCCTCAAAGGGAATGCCCTATAATATTTTACTCCAGTTCATGACAACCACGTAATGAACCTAACAGCATTGTTTCCGGCGCAAATATAAAGACGATATTTTCACTATACAACAACCTAAAAATCAATAAAATAAATTCGGTAAACATCAGTAACAAACGGTAAGAATCGGTAAATAAAAACAGTTATATTTACTCTAAAATTTAGACATAATATAAATAATGCGCGTATCTACCGTATTGTGACGAGATGTTGATTGTCATTTATGATACCGTTCAAATAATATAGAAATATAAAAGGTTATAAATAAGGATGTTGCAAAACACATATTAGTCCCCATTCATTTTATATCTTACCATGACATTGCCATCGGTTTCAACTTTACAGTTTCCACCATGAACATATACATAAACTTTAGCCACATCGCTTTGCCTTACATGTAGTTTAGCCCGATCATATACACTTACAAAAACTTTGGCACAATCCTCCACTTCAAGAGTCAATTCACTATCATGCCGCAAATGGAGAGTAGCGGCTGTAAATTTACCGAAAGAAAGTTTGCCTGAACATTTACCGTTCAGTACATATACACTATTGTCGCCTCCGGTCACTGGTTCATCAACAAAAATATGGTTTTGATGAAGCAGACTCCGGTCAAAATTGCCTTTTATATATTCCACTGTCGGATAATCGTGTTCAATACAAAAATCAATACCCCGTATATACATTCCGATCAATTCTTGCTGGCTTTTATTGGTTTGCCAGTCACCTTGCCATTGTGTGCAGAGGCCATACGATACGGCATGGCCTCTCAATTCACTATTCAATCTGTTCATAATCATATATTAAACTTGTTTACACCGTTTATATTCCTATGTAGTATATCCCTGATTTCTTCCACAAATTCCACATTCTTTGCTGTATTTATCTGTATCATTGTCAGTTGTTGCAATTGCGCTTGTGCTATTACATTATAGGCCGGGAACAATTCTTCAACCAATCTTCGCACATACTCCCGTTTGACACTCACGTCAGCCCGGATTGCATTTATATAAGAAGCCAAAAGGTTAGCGGTATTTTCAGTAACATTCTGTATGCCTTTAGATAACCCACTTCCACTGTCTTCTTCCTCTTCTTTCATGCTGATACCATATTTCTTTTCCATATAGTTATTCAGCTTGTCAAGCATGGAATAATAATCATCGGTTTTCTCACTGACACCCATTAGATAGTCCGCAATACTTTCCAACTCCCTTTCGTCAAGAGAGAAATCCTTGCCGAAATAACCACTCATTCCATCCTCACCAAAAAGCATCTTTTGAAGCTGTTGCATGGCCGGTTCCAAAATACTTATTTTGAGAATAGAGTTCATAACATCACCCATAATGTCGGCAACCTTATTTTTGAAAGCTTCGGCACCATCCTCGCCTTTCTGCCATGCCTCATACAAGGCATCTCCCAGCTGTGAAGCCCAGTCTTTCAAATTAATGCCATAAAGAGATTCAGCCGTTTCTTCGGCAAAATCCTTTATTTGCTGTTTCATCTCCGCAATCTGATTCTCATAATCAGCAACTTTGCTATCATCCGTCTTCTTCTTGTCAATTTCGGCTTGCCGCTGTTTCTCCAACTCTGAAAGTTGTTCTTGCATCAAGGCACGTTGATACCCGTATGCACCTCCTTCATCGTATGCCGAAACACGTTTTTGAAGTTTTTCCGCTTCCTGCTTATATTTCTGCAAAGACATCAAATCGAAGATGTTGATCTTCCCCTTATTGCGTATTGCCTCAATCTGATTATTTAATTGATTCAACCGGGTACGGTCATTTTCTGCATCTACAAGTTTTAGTTCCGTGCCACTGCCCAAGAAACGTTCAAGAATACCGTCAATCTGTTCGTATATATACTGCAACTGTTGAGCACGAAGTTTACTTTTTTCAATAGCCTTATCGAGTTTCTTATCATGCGCTTGTGCTATCTTCCCAATCCAATTTACAGCTTCACCAGCAGCGGCAGCAATACCACCAACGATTCCACCTTTGGCGAATCCCTGCCCGATATTGCTTATAGAAGACATGGCATCCTGCACATTACCCATCGTGTCGGCCATACCCTCATTGCCCAAAGCATCGAACATGGAAGACATCTGCCCTGCAAAATTGCCGACAAGTTCAGCACTTTCAGCGGCACTTTCTCCTATGGCTGCAATTTTTTCTATGGTACCCTTTTCATCTTTATCTCCACTGGAGAATAAAGAACGAATATTTTTTATGAGAGTGGCAAACGGATTCTTCTGTAATCCGGCCTTATATAAGTCTTGTATGGCTTTCTTTAACTTCTCAATTTGAGAATATTCTCCTGAAACATCAATCCGTTTACCATTCTCATCCAAATACCAAGAAGTAAAAGCTGTTGGCTTTCCATTCTTGTTTTTAGTTACAGAAGCATTATCAATAATCTGTTGCGCATAATCGGATGCTTGCTGTATCTGTCCGTATGATTTATAGGTCTGATCTCCAAATATCTGTTCCCATACCGGAAGAAGTTCAAGCAGTTGTCCCCTTAGTTTTGCCAGTTCCTCCTTATATTCGGTAAAAAGAGCTTTCTGTCCGGGAGTCATGCCTTCAACATTCCCAACAAGTTCATTATTTTCACCAATGAAGGTGCCGGTTAAGGGAGCATATTTCTCGCTTAAGTCCCGTATCTTTTCAGCGATAGATTTGTATTTGTTGAGGGCAGTAACTTCTTTCAGCTTTACTTCCAAACTATCTTTTTCAATAGCTTCTTTAGCTTCCTTCCATGCACTGAAAAACTGTTTATACAAAACACTGTCTTTACCTCCAAGTGATTCTGTGGCCTCTTGTTCGGTGAAAGTCAAAGGTATATATACCCCTTTATCCTTCATTTTCTTAGTTACCTTTTCAGCTAATTCCTCGGATTTCTTCTCATATTCAGACAATACTCCGAAAGCGTATAAAGAAGCATCCTTCTTACTTGCACCGGCATTGACAAGCTGCTTGTATATATCCCATTTCTTTGAAACATCAGACACGTACCTTTCAAGTTCCTTTGCGGCCTT